CTGACTGGCTTTGACAGCGAGATGAAGTGGTTTGTAAGCATGCAGTGCGTAGTCGGCTGGCACTATAATCTCAGACGTCAAACAATTAACTGGCAATAACAATTACGCTCTTGCTGCTTAATCGAAGTATAGTAGATTCTAGCTTAATCCTTACACAGGTGTAAGGACAAGACATCACTCGGAAGCTGTGGCTTCGAAGCGTGCCGATCAGGTGGTGCAGGTAAATCGGAGATAGGATAGGGGAGGCTTTGGCCTTTATCTGAAATTAAAGAAGCTAAGGTTTGGGTTGGTAGCTTTGGTCTTGCCCATTCTCGAAAATTAAAGCGAAGATAAGCATGTAGAAAGCAAATTAGTTCCTTGTTTGGACCGGGGTTCAAGTCCCCGCAGCTCCACAAAGAGACACTCTAAATCAGGGTGTTTCTTTATTTTAAGGCGTTTAGGTTTCATTAGATTTTATACCATTTCAGTATATTTCAATCTTTTTTATACTTATATTTGCAGAGGTATAAAAAACGGTATAAAAATGGATACACTAAGTCTTAGATTTGTTTTTGATCGAAAAGGAGTAGCTAACGATACTGATAGTCAGGGGTTACTACAAATAGAAGTGAGAGAAATAGGCACGTCAAATAAGGTATTTATTTCTACAGGTATAAAACTATTCAAAAAACAATACTCGAAAAAGAATAGGAAAATAGTACAACATACTAACGCTGTCTCTCTAAATGGTAAAGCAAATAGGATATATAGGGACGTTGAGGCTTTCTCTCTTTCCGACAAATGCAAAGAGCTAAAGGACGTAAAAAATTGGGATGTCAAAGAGGAGCGTACACTATCAGTAATTAGTTTTATTGAAAGTGAATTAAAGAGACGTGATCCGTCCTTATCTGTAGTCTCTCAGAATAAAGCTCTCATCAATATGATAGATACTTTCGGAAAGATTAAAACATTCTCAGACTTTACCTATGAGAATATAATAGAGTTTGACGATCATTTGAAAGAGAACGGCCTAGCTCAGCCTACAGCATACAAACGACACTCTCTCTTACATGGCTATATCAAAGAGGCTATAAATAGAGGTTACTGTAGTTATGATCCGTATATAACCTTTAGGCCTAAAAAAGGTAAATCGGCCGATCCTACCTATTTAGATGAGGAGGAACTAGAGACTCTGAAAAACTATGATCTCTCAGAGGAAACCGAAAGCGATAGCTTAACTAGAGTAAAAGACTTATTTGTTTTCCAATGCTTTACAGGCCTAGCCTATGTCGATCTAATGGCATTTAAGAAAGAGGACATTTCGGAGCTGGACGGTTATAAGGTTATCAGGAGTAACAGGCAAAAAACAGAGCAGGGATTTATAACCGTGTTATTACCTGATGCTATAGAGATACTCGAAAAGTACAACTATCAGTTACCTAGAATCTCTAACCAAAAATACAACGCATATTTAAAGCTCGTAGGCCTGTACGTCAAAGATGAGAATAAGAAACAAGCGATAACCAAAAAACTAACGTCTCATGTCGCTAGGCATACCTACGGAACGTATTTAGTAAATAAGGGAGTACCTTATGAGACTGTAGCCCGGACTATGGGACATAGTAATACTAGAATGACAAAACACTACGCTAAGATGCTCGGAAAAACTGTAGTAAATGATATAGCTAATTTCGTAATAAAAAAGGAGCTACCTAACGATAACTCCTAAATTACTACTCTTTGTTTCGTCTCACGTCTCCAGCCGATAAAGTCTCTGAGCGTGAGATAACAATTCTATTGCTTACATAATCGAATTTATCAAAAGGGTATTTCTCTAGTTTCGATCTGCTAGCTCCTATCTCGTCTAAATCGTTATCCTCTATGAGTGCTACTAGAGAGGAGTACGTTTGAATCTTTAGAGGCCTTTGTTTGATAAGCACATATACTTTCATATTTGCATTATTAAAATCATTTCTGCAAATATAATACATTATAATTGCAAATAGCGGTAATTACAATATCTTTCTAATCAATTTTAGAGTAGCTTTCCTCCGTCCTAATGGATCGTAACCGTCGATCTCAGCGATGTAGTATAAATCTCCGTTGAGCTTAATTATACTATTGTTTATATTGCTATACTCCTCAGGAGTCAAATAACAGTCTACAGTAGTATAACAGTTCTCATTATTGGTTAAGAGATTGAAATATGTTGTCAGGATCGTATTAGGCTGATTTTTGTAGTCCAGCCTCAGGATGTTGCTAGCATCTAGAGAGGAGCTGACTAAGGCTAAATACGGCCTCTCTGCAATAACATAGCTAGGAAAACGATACGTGTCTTTCAGGTAGAAAAATCTTTGTGCTAAATTAGTATATCGTTTTTTCTGCATATCCTCGTAGTCGTTACTACTTTGCTCCTCCCATACCTCTTTATCCGATATGATAGGGAATAACGGTAACTCTCTGTTTAATTCGTCGTACATTTGTTTGTACCAATTATAGGAGAAAGTAGAGGTTTGTTTTAGTGTATCGTTTTCGGTATTACCTGTTATGTACTTTCCTCCTCCGTCCTCTCCTGTCTCTATGTATCCTTGCTCCTCTTGTTTTACAGTAAATCCGATCTCATAAGCAGACGGCAAATTTAAAGAACTGTTAGCTCTATCTCTATCTACATGAGCTTTATTATCTAGATCAATAACAAACGATGTCCTAGAGATACTCCGAGTTTGTTTTACATTTAGCTCGAATGTTCGTATTCCTGTTTGAACTAGACTCAGATTAAAGGCTTTGCAAAAATTATCTATAAAAGTGTCTATTTTATCCTCCACAGGTAAAAAAGTCATTAAGTCTATTTTGTCCTTTAGCCATTGCTCCTCACTCCAATCCATAGGCTCAAATCCGTTACCGTTTATATCTACCTTGATCCAATCTGTAGACTCTCTGAAAGGCTCTATTATTAGGTTGTATTTCCATTCTAACAGAGTTTGAGACATAAATTGTTGATTCCCTATATAAAATTTTGCTCCGTCTGATACTGATAGTAGAGTAATTATCTCCCCCTCCTCTAGGTAGACAACACTAGCGAAATCTGAGCCAGCATCTATGAGGCTGTTTACTTTGCTAGTATCATAGGAGCTATCATTATAGCCTTTGTAATTCTCTATAGATTGTCTGTATTTTTCAGACTCAACAAAATTTATACTCTCTCCAACTTTAGACGCTTTCCTAAATAAATAATCTGTAGATGTGTTTTGTTTAGCTAACCAATTGGTAGAGAATATTTCTCTCTTTTGGCTATAGCTGTTATCCCAGCTCCAGCCGTTTTTTACAAACATCATATTGTGATATTTGGACTGCGTAGAATCATAGTATCTATTTAAGTCCTTTCCGTTCTTACCATAGGAGACACCACAAATAAAATTTTCATTATTTGACTGATCTATCTGTATTTTATGATTAGGATAAAATAAGTCCTTTTCGTTTTCTATATCGTTGTAATCCTGATCTACATTAGGCCTGTGATATACACCTAATATCTTTTGCTTTGATACGTCTATAAAATCGTCTGTAGTATATCTAACTAGCTGTAGCTCGTACCTCCTATTATCTAGATCATTATTAAAAGGCTTGCTATTCTGATTAGATACATTACCATAGGTAGGAGAATAAAAGTTATTACCTTGATTGTGTCCCTCATTAACTCTATACATTCCGAACCAATTACGGTTAGTATCGTCTGAGCCTTGTGTATTTAAGGTTAGCTTTGCGTCAAAATATATTTTATACAAACCTGATTTAGGTACTCGTATAGCTATTTTATTATCCTTTTCTACGATTGAATGACTATCATTCTGATTAATAATATATTTATGTCTGTCAGCATTGAATATATTTACTCCAAACATCCAATCGTCAAAAGCCTGTCCCTCCTCAAATATTTTTTCAAACTGAGTTTCAAACTCTCCCTTATTTATCACAACACTACCGGGCTGTTCAGTCTCAGAGTATAAAATACCATTACTCCAGCTCCCCGATAAAGACACTTTGTTATTTTCTCCGTGATTCCATTGCATAGGATAGCTAGAGTCGTTTTTGTAGGACATATAGAGATTGACCAGCTTTGTATCATTAAACGCCGATCCCTCTAGGCTGTATCCCTCGTTTTTGAATATCTCTACTAGAGCTTTGAGCGGATTTATAGCAGGCGGAAAATCATTAAAATTTAAGTAAGTAGTATCGTCTATTACTAATTTTCCTGTAAAACAATCTCTCTCTTCTCCGTTAATCAGACAACGGCCGTATGTTTGTTTAGGTACTAGGCCGTAAAGAATAAAAGGAAAGATACACGCCTGAGGTCTCAGTTTTGCATCCTGATTGTATTTAGATATAGTTTCGTAGAATCGGTTAAAATCTATCAGCCACTCTCCAGCCTCTTTTAGTTTCTTTTCTCCGAATAGTTGATTTATAGGTTTCATATAAGGGACTCCTAAATTTCCTTTATAGTAGCCTTTCCTTATTTCACTCAGTCGAAATTTACCGTCGAATATTTTAACCCCTCCGACAATCAGATAAGCGTCGTATATAATAGCAAATTTACCCTGCACCTCCTCTACGTTTTTGAATCCGAAAACATTATTATTCCTATTTGTAGTAGGTAGTGTTATGTCGTATGACTTTTGAGCGTCTTTAGTATTCAGCTCAGCAGGGTTTAAAAATTGTCGTTTGAAAGCAATAGAGAATTTTTTAGTATCCTCTATGTCGCATAGCTGTTTATTAATGTATAACTCTATATTCATATCCTTATTTTTAGCAAATTCTTTATTTAAGACATTATTACATTTTTATGATAGTAACTCTAGCTGGTTTCTATTCGTTTCAAATATGAGACTTATAGGCCTTATTCTTTTACTTACATTTATACTTTCGTATTTACAGTATAAAAGTGTGCTAAACTCTCCCTCTTATGATCGAATAGCTGAGGCTACTATTTTTCTCTATCAATTTATTCAGGCAAACATACCTTTGGGCATCTATAGAGTGATTGTATTTGTCAATAGGAATATTTACAGGATTACCCTCTAAATCGGTTTGCCAGCGATAGTTTTTATACTCCTCTATGATATTTGTACTCCTACGAGTGATATGTTTTTTATAGCGATTGAGAATAGATATACCTGTATTTATGCTATCCTTTCCTTTTATAGCTCCCTCTATTCTCCAGCCTCTAGATCGTATTTCGGAGATACTTTTAGGCTCGGCCGAGTCGGCTACTATCTCAATGTCTTTAGGTATTCCTATTTCTTCTAAATGATTTGAGATCATTATATTATCATATCCTTTGTAGTATAATAGTTCGTCTATCCATAGCTCCCCATCCGACAGCCTAACATCTACTATTGCTGTAGGATCGTTAGTAAATCCGAAGTCTATACCGATCCAGCGTTTTTTATACTCTGTAGGCATTTCGTCTACTACGTCCCAATCATCCATAATTGAGCCTATAAACGCTCCTGTTAGTCCTAATCCGTAAACACGCCACCAATCCTTTTCATGTTTGCGAGACTCTATCTCTTTTATCTGAGCCTCTGTTAAATGTTCATTATCTAGATAAGTAGAATGTATGAGTAAAGCTCTCGGATTTTCTATAAGTATTTTTGGCGTGTCCTCACTAATTGGAATCTGCAAAACTTTAGTGTCTAGCCAAAACTCAAAATTAGGGTTGCAATCTAGAAAGATTGTTTCAGTAGTTCTAATAGCTAGCTGAGAGTATGTTTCATAGCTGATATTTATACACTCGTTTACATAAAGTATATTTCTAGCAGGGCCGTGTACTTTGCTCGAATTATCAACGGAAAAGAACTCTATAATAGAATTGTTTAACTGATATGTGCTTTCGGTTTTATTCCAATTATTTTCATTCCAAACATTCTCATCTTGTAATATTTTCTTAAAGTCTCTTATACAGCCTTTTTTAAGATGAGGCATAGTTTCGGATACTATAGATATTACTTTAGGCTTTGCCGAGAATCTAGCTATAAGAAATAATAGCTGTAAAAGGCTGTACGTTTTCGAGGAACGTGTAGAGCCTTTGTTTACAATATATCTAAATTTGTTATTGTAAGCATCTAAATTTTTATCGAATACGCTAGTTGTTTTCATTCTAAAAGAGCATTATAAGAATCAGAATAATGATACTTTATTTCTAACCTGAATAACTCATCTTTTGAGTTAGGTTTTATATTTAGCTCGTCTACTACGATATATCGTTTTGTCGAAAGTTCGTAGACAGCTATAGAGCTACTCAGCTCTTTTAACCAATTAGCTACAGTCTCATTTATAGGCATTGTCTGAGCTATGAATTTCTCGTCTACCTCTTTGCTATAGACGCTTTCAATCTCGCTACTTATGGTATGTTTAGGAGTCTGAGTTTTGGATATAACATTAGTTGAGGTTTTGAAATCGGTTGTTTCCGTTCCTGAAAAGTTAAAGCTACTCCAGCCTCCTAAAGAATTGAGAAAAGCGAAATCGTTAATCTTATACAGACACTCAGGTAGAATAGTAAATTTCAGAGGATCGCTAATTTCTACTCCTGATCGACACAAACAAACTTCTACATAACCTACATTATAATCCTCTATAGCTCCGTCAATGTCTAGCCTGATCGTATTAGCTATATTAAATAATTTTCGGTTTCGCTCATGTGCTATAACTCGGCCTATAAGTTTTCTAGACTGAGAATATAATTTGTACATTATTCCTAAATTATACTCTCCAGCTCCTAGATTTATATTTCTGTCAGGATCGGACAAAAGAAAATTAAAGTATTGCGTTTGTCCTTTTATGTGATTTAGTGTAGGCTGTTTTGTCAAAGGTTTTACTATGTTTTTAACCTGAGTATTGTAGACATACTCCGATAGATCGTTAGTCTCTAGGTTTCGATTATAACCTGTAATAGCATACAGAGCGTTAGATATATAATACGGCTCTCTATTTACCCCGTCAAATTTTCGAGCTATAAACCTAAAATCTGTAACCGTTCCTGTATTGCTCCAGCTATCATTACTTAGGAAATCGTTAGAGAAAACTTTACTACTACCTATCAGAGAGTTAAGATCAAACCAAATAGGATTATTATAGTAGGCCTTTGTTAGTTTGGCTATGTAAGTGCCTATAGATACGTTGTTTTGTGGCGTATCGTCTACTCCTAGAAATATATTAGTATCTCGGTAAAGCTCTAAATCTATCTCACAGTCTCCAGCTCCGTTATTTATAGTATCGTTATTGCTGGTATTGCTCGGATTTCCTGTTAGTTTTATGAAGCTACTATTTATAGCCTCAAAAGTAAAGGCGTAATTTGCACCTGTACCTATTGACTTTATGATAATTGTAGCTCCGTTATCCAGCGATGAGGTATTATTAACGGCTGGTATAGTCATATAAAAATTACTCCGAAAGAAAATATCAGACATTAGACAGGCTCTAATATTCTCGACTGTTATAGCTTTATCCTCATGCACAAAGAAAGTGCTATTATTAACCTCGTCTCTATTTCGAGTACCTATTAACTCGTGCCTAGTGCTAGACTCGGACTCTACTATAATTATTTCTGTCTTTTCTAGGTCTAGGCTAGTATCTAGTACCTGTAGCGATATTTCTATATGTTTGTTTGCTGAAGAGTTGTTTAGGCTCTCAAACTGTATATAGTTAGGATTACTAGAAAGAGAAACGATAGCAGGCGTTTTGCTTTCTTTTGCTATGTCTTTTGTAAAAAATCCCATTAGTTAAAATATTTAGTTAATTCGTTTGTTACTGCATTAAATAATTTATCGTATTGCTCCTTATCAAAACTTTCCTCTATCTCTTTCTCCAGCGTTTCGATAATAGGCCGTCCCTCATGTCCGTATTTCCAAATCGCAAAACTGATTTTCCAAAGAGTCTCGTTATCTGTAGGAATACCTCTAGACTCCGCCCACTCTTTCAGCTCATCTATAGGAGGCTGTTTTTGATATTCTTTAGGCCTGGTCCACTCAATAAAATTTATCTCTTTTCGGAAAATAGTTTTTATCTCTACTTCATTACTGAGAGAGGTTGATGTAGCTAAATCCTCTTTGAGCTTGCTATTTTTCAGCGTATTTTTATTTACTTTCTTATTTGTACTTATCGAATCGTCCTCTAGTATCAAATGAGAATAAGTCAGTATATCGTCCGCTATAGCCTCTATGACTTTTAGTGTAGCCTCATTCATTTTCTAGTCTTTAGATCAAACGTTGGAAACTTATTTACAAATGTCTCACAGTTGTTTGCTGGTTTAACTTCAAAATCTTTTATCGGTTTATTTTCGCTAAACTCTCCGTTTTCGTCGAATTGCTCATTTATGAGGCAAAGGTTTTGCATATTTCGCTGAGTAAAGTTTACAGAGAACCTACAACCTATAGCGTTATCGTCGTAATAATCTCTCAGCATTGTATAGCTCCAATCAGCTATAATACTTATCTCAGAGTCTCTATCCTGTTTTATGCGTTCTATGATATTCAGGCCTACAGAGAAAGCTAAATTTTGCAGATGTTCTACTGTTTTCTCAGGATCAGGAGTAAAGAGAATAGAGAAATTTATAGAATTTATAAACGTGTTGTCCTTATTGCGTCCATTTATCGGACACTCCAGCCAAAACAGAGGGTAAATATCTTTACCGCTCCCTAGCTCGTAGCGTCTGTTATAGTAGAATGCTTTTATAGCTTTATGCTCTCTAGCTTGTTTCCTGAATATATCTGTTATCGTTGTAATCATTTCTTTATTTGTTTTTCAAATTTGTATTGCTCCTCCTCCGCTTTTGCTTTGTCGGATTTATAGAGGAGAAATCCAAAAACTTCGACAACTGTTTTTTTAGTGATCTCGTCAAAAAGTAATATCTTATCATTTGCCAAGTCGGAAATGGTTTTATACCATCCCCATTTAGAGCAAAAGTCTTTGTATCCTTTAGAAATTGCTCGGCCTGAGTTATTACCGTTGAATAACGGCTCAAAATCTCGTCTGATTTTCTCTTTTTGAGCAAAAAAAAACTGATAAGAGGTAAGGCCTTATCACATGACAGATTTTTAAATACTTCTATCCGTTTATCTGTTAAATCAGGATCGTACTTTTCTCCTTTAGGCCTGCATAGTATAGCTAGTAGCTCTGTTAGCTTAGTTTCGCTATCGCTTTCTATCACAGCCTCAAAATCTACCCACTCTCCGAGCGTCAATTTGTCGGCAAAAGAAATAGTATATTCTACTCCGTCGATCTCTATTTTATTGCACGGCTCAAAATCAGGCTTAAAAACGAACTCAATAGCATTAGACACTAACTCGAATAACTGTACAGGAGCTTTTATAAATACGCTAGCCTCTATTTTACATATATCAGCTACATACTGTATAAATTCTAGTCTAGTCTCAGGTTTCAGGAGACATACACGCTCATAGTCTGACAGACTAATATGCTCCCAGCCTCTAGGAACTTCTATAACTGTATCGTCAAACTCTATTTTAATTCTCTCATTCTCTTTTTTCATCATATAAAAATTAAAATGTCTTATATGTATTAGACATTTTTTTTAAAACATCTTGAAAATGGAAAAGAAAGAGGATAAAAAATACATGGTTATTAAGATGTCGGAAAGCGTAAAATCATATCCGACATTTTCTAAGAATACTAAAGGCTGGATAAATTACGATAAGGATAATTTATTACCTCAGAGACTTATAGAGCTTAATAATGAGTCGGCTATAAATAAGGCCGTGATAGAGAATAAGGTTACATACATTTGTGGAGCTGGAGTAAACGATAGCGAGTATTATGGTATGCCAAACCCTAACGACGATTGGGACTCGCTAATAGAAAAGATAGCTAAAGATTATGTTTCTTTCGGCGGTTTCTGTTTTCAGGTAATACTAAACGAAAACGAAAAGAGTGTGAGTCTCTACCATACCGATTTTAGCAAAATCAGGATTGGAAAAGTAAACGAGTACGGAATAAATCTGAGTTTCTTTCTTTCTAACGATTGGACTAAAACACACGGCAAATATGCACCTGTAGAGATACAGGCCTACGGATCGGAGGAACTTAAAAAAGGTACTCCGTATTTATTCTACTATAGAGATTATGAGCCTAGCCTAGATTACTACCCTATACCTCAATATTATTCAGCTCTCCATTTTATAGAGGCGGACGGACTGTTAGGTAGATTTTACCGAAATTCTATCAATAACGGATTTGTACCCTCTACGATTATCACAATGCCGAGCAATCCCAGCGATGAGCAAAAAGGCCAATTTCAAAAAGATATACAGGAAAGCTACTCAGGAACTAACGGAGCGAATAGTATAGTAGTCCTTTGGGGAGAGAGCCAAGAGGTTAAACCTGTAGTAACCTCCTATACAGCTAGTAACAACTCAGATATTTACAATAATGTAGATACTATCATATTTCAAAAAATAATATCGGCTCATAGGCTAACCTCTCCGACACTTGCAGGCCTTAGCGGATCAGGTAATTTATCAGGAAACGCAAACGAGATAATAAACGCCTATACGCTTTACAATTATACTGTAATACATAAGCTCAGGAGAAAGATATTAGACACTCTAAATCAGTTCTCTATCAATAACGGATATAAAAAACTAGAAATATCTGATCTAGACATAGTAGGAGAAATTACAGATAAACATATACCAACCGAAAACAATAAAAAAGATGAGTGATTACATACAAATCCCATTAATAACGGAGGCTCTGTTTAAACAGCACTCTCCTGTAACGGCAAATACCGACATATCCGAGTTTGTGCCTTATATCTGTATAGCTCAGGAGCTTTATATAGAGCCAATTCTAGGAGAGCCTCTAATGTCTGAGCTAAAGGATCAGATTAGTAAGAATGAAGTAACAGAGGCTAACAGCGATTTGCTGATAAAACTAGCTCCTACATTGTCCTTTTTCGCTGTTTATCAGGCTTTGCCGTTTCATTGGGCGACGATTGTTAATAAAGGTATTACTATACGAGAAAGCGAGAATAGCAAAGGAGTAGATATAAAAGATATTGCACAACTCCGACGCTGGATTAAAGACGATGCAGAGACACTACAAAGCCAGCTCATAAATTTTCTATGTAAGTGTAGGACAAAATACCCTCTTTGGAGGCCTATAAATAAATGTTGCGACGATATAATAAACGAGGGATCGGCCGAGAAAAAATTTGAGAGTGGTTTTTATTTTCCTCGTAAAAATGGCGGTTGCGGTTGTAATTAATAAGCTATGGCAGACGAAAGAATTTTTAAAGTCAAAATAGACGGACTTGAAAAGTCCTACAAAGATACAGTTAAGCTATTAGACGTACTAAATAGCATTAAGGACGTACACGCTAAAGTAACTGTAGAGGCTGAGGCGATGAATAAAGCTACAGCCGATAGTGCTAATAAAACGAAAGAAAAAACTAAGGCTCTGACTGAGGAGGAAAAGGCCGAGAAAAAACTAGAGCAAACGTTAGCACGTCGGAGACAGCTAGACACTCAGATAGCTAGAGAGCAAATAAACGCTAATCAGGCTCTCAGAGACAGGACGCAACAACTACAGCGATCTATCCAGCTCGAAAATGCCTCCTCAGGATCAATAGATGAGAAACGTTTAATGTTAGCCTCACTAGGTAGGCAATACAGAGCCTTATCCGATGAGGAGCGAAACGCTGAACATATAGGCGGAGCTATGTTAGCTCAAATTCAAGAACTCAGAGCCGAATATAACGAGCTGGAGAGGAGTTTAGGTAATCATGCTGTAAATGTCGGAAACTACGAAAGTGCTACAGCTAGTCTAACCGGTACTCTGGAAAAATTAGGAGAGGGAGCAAATAAAACAGCCGAAAGTACAAAGGGTATGCTTTCTCTTTTTCAGGCTGGAGTAGGTATAGCCTTAATGTTTGACGAGGGTAACGATAAGTTATCTAAGACTATGAATAATCTAGGTAAGATTATGGCTATTGTAGGAGCTTTACAGCAAGCTAATAACATCCTACTGACTAAAGGAGCTTTAGCCTCTAAAACATCCGCTCTCATGGAGGGGGTACACGCTATACAGATCAGAGCTAGAGCCTCCGCTATTGCTATGGCAAACAAACAGACACTACTAGCTACTATAGCTCAGAAAGCGTTTAACCTCGTAGCCTATGCTAATCCGTATGTATTGTTAGCTATGGCTCTTATTAGTGTAGTCGGAGCTTTGATATTGTTTTCTAGTAGTACAGAGACGGCCTCCGAGAAACAAAAGAGACTCAATGAACTACAGAGAGAGGCTATCGAAATAAAAAACGAAAGAGCCGACGCTATAAAGCGAGACGGAGAGCAAAATATACGACTCCTAGAAAGAGAATACGAACTAATGCAGGCTAGCGGAGCTACAGAGGCTCAATTAGCTATGAAAAGACGACATATTAACCAACAAAGAGAAAAGGACGCTCTAAAAATATTCAATCTCTACGGAGTTGAGGCCTCCCACCTAGAGGAAAATAAGAAAAAAGCAGAGGAGCTTAGAAAAAATCTAGAGGAGGTTAATAATGCTGTATCCAATAAATCAGGCGTTTTCAGAATCCGAGTAAAAGGCGAAATACAGAAACTCAATACTAACGATAAAGAAAAGATAAAAGAGTTTAAGGAGGCTATAGAGGGGGAACTATCTAATATAAATGTAAATATAGCTAACGGCCTAAATGCTATTAACGTCGTAGATGAGGCTAGACACAAAGCGAGAATAGATGAGGAAAACGCAAATAAAAAAGCGTTTGAGGCTGGAAAGAAAAACGCTCTAGCACTCGCTGAGTATCGTGTTCTCATGGCTAAAAAAGGTAGCGAGGAGGAGCTAAAGGCTCAGATAGCAGTCGCTAACCAAAAGTTAAAGAACGATATTAATAGTAGCGATATTACTAGAGGAGAACGATTGAAACGCACTCAGGAAACGCTACAGCTCATAGAAAAACTAGAGGCCGATTTTAGAGCTAACCAATATAAGGATAATATAGCTCTGATAGATGCTCGTTTGTCCTTAGTAAAAAAGGGAACTCTAGAGGAGTACAATTTAGAAGTAGCTAAGCTATCCGAGTTGAAAAAAATAGAGCTGGAGAATGTAGATTTAACAGTTAATCAAAAATTACAAATTGAAAATAAGTATTTAGCTGATCTAGAAAAGCTCTCAAAAGATTATACTAAAAATATAGCCGATACTGAGATTAATATTCAGATAGCGACTATTAACGCTCGTCTAGCTAGTGTCAAAGCTGGTACAGATGAGGAGAAAAATTTACGGATTGATCTACTGAAAGAGGAGGCCAAATTAGCAAAAGAAAATATAGAGAACACTATAGAGAATGAGCAATTAAAAGCCTCTCAAATAAAAGAGATTAACGCAAAGCTACAGGCCGATATAAACGAAATCTCCTCTAGTGTTGAAGTGTCGAAAGTAAATAATACAGCCTCTCAGGAAACGCTAGCTCTTACTAAGGAGTTAGAGGCTCGGACTATTAAAAGACAGGCCTATGAGAGACGAGTATTAGAAATATCTATCAAATCTCTACAGGAAGAAATTAGGATCAGGAAGAAATACGGAGAGGATACTACACAGCTAGAAATTACTCTTTCCGAAATGAGAATAGATCAGGTCGAAAAAGAGAGAAATAAGGTAACAGACTATTTCGAGGAAATGCACGCAAAACTACAGGAGACTGTAGGTAATATTATGGAGGGTGTTACTTCTATTTTCGACGCTGTAAATTCTGTTTTTCAGGCTCAGCTAGACGATGCTAACGAAAAGTACGACGCTATCTCTCAGAAATATGACGAGGTAGTAGCCAAAAGAGAGGAGAGTACGGCTCGTATCGAGGAGCTGGAGAAACAAGCTCAGGACGCTAGAGGCGGACGTTTCCTAGCTTTACAGGATCAAATATTTCAAGAAATGCAGGCTAACAAATCGTTAGCCGATCAGGAGAAACAATTAGTTAAGGATAAGGAAAAACAGGAGAAAGAGATAGCTAAGAAAGAAAAGCAAATGAAAAGGGCTCAAATTCTCTCTGATATTGTACAGGGAGGAGTAAATACAGCTCTAGCTATTACAAACGCTCTGACTGTTAAGCCTTTTCCGCTAGGAGTCGTTTTAGCTGCTGTAGCTGGTACTATGGGAGCTATACAGGTCGGAGTAATGACTAAGCAATTATCTAAATTAGAGGACGGAGGCCTATTAAAAGGCAAACGACACTCAGAGGGCGGAATGCGAGTAGAGGGTACTAATATCGAAGTAGAGGGCGGAGAGTATGTTATTAACCGTGAGTCTACGAGTAAAAATCTAGGACTCATTAAATACATAAATAGTCAGAGGAGGGAGTTAAGGCCTACAGATTTAAGCTCTTTCTTTTCTAAGTCCTCTCAGGGTTTTGAACCTCCATTTAAAAGAATGTTTGAGACAGGAGGAATGTTACCGCCTATAGAGAACTCGGTAAATATTGATAATGAGAGTTTGGTAGAGGCTATACAGTCTATAAAGATTGAGCCGAAAGTAGCTGTAACCGATATAAATAACGCTCAGGATAGCCTAGTAGCCGTCGATAATTGGACAGGATTATAACTATAGCAAAAGACAGTCTTTTAGGCTGTCTTTTTTGTTAGTTGTTATTTTTTATTTTCTCAAATGTCTTATAGTATGAGCATACCTGTATATAACTGCATAGTAGAGGATAGCGTAAATGATATAACAGGTATTTACGCTATCTCTTTTGTCGATCTCCCAGCTAACGAGGTTGATTTTGTGGCTTTGAATAAAAAAACTCCTGTATTGCTTAACAAAGACTCTAAAAAGCAAATATTAACAGGAGTCGTTTTGAAACCTGAACAATTAATATATCGTTTCTCTGAGCAATTAGGAGAGTATTATATTAAGTTTTCGGCCGAGCAAATAGAGCGTATCGCTCAAAAAATGATGAAAACAGGAGTAGCACTCTACAATACCACTCATCAACACGAATCCCAGCTAAACGGAAATTACTTAACTGAGCTTTGGATAGTAGAAAATCCTGAGCTAGATAAATCTAAGGCCTTAGGGTTTCAGGATTTACCGAAAGGTACTCTAATGTGTAGTTACAGAATAGAGGATAAAAACTATTGGGATACTCAGGTAATGACAGGTAATGTTAAAGGCTTTTCGTTAGAGGGTTTTTTTAATCAGGAGTTAAATCTGACAAAAATAATTAATTCAAAAAGTGTAAATATGAAAAAAAAGAAATTCAAATTTTCGGCTTTACAGCGTGGAGCTTTGCTATTAGCTGGTCTGACTAGATCAGATTTAAGCGAGATCGAAAAAGTAGAAGTAGAGGACAAAGCCGATAGCGGAGAGGCCTACCTAGAGTTTACTCTAAAAGACGGAAAGGTAGTAAAAGTAGACGAGGACGGATTTGCTACGTTAGATAACGAACAAATGCCAGCAGGGGAGCATCCGTTAGCGGATGGTAATATTTTGGTTATCGACGAAAGCGGAAATTTCGTAGAAACAAAAGAATCCTCTACAGCAAAAACAGATCCTGAGGAGGCTACAGCTAAAGAGGCTTTGAGAAAGGCAAATCTAGCAAAAGCAAAAGCTAAACAAAAACTGGAGGAGGAAAAAGCAAAGAACGCCGATCCGTCTACTGTAGCCGATCTAGAGGCTAAGATAGCAGAAATGCAAACTATTATTGATGATCTGACAAAGGCTCTAGCAGATGCAACTAAAACAGTAGAGGAGGTAAAAGAAGTAGCGGAAGATTTAAAAAAGAAAACGCCTAGCACTCCTCCAGCCGTTCAGAAAGAAGAAAGTAAACCTTTTGTGGGATTAAAGGCACATGAAAGGATAGCTCTTGCACTTAAACAGAATAGAAACTAATAAAAATATTACAATGGCAAAAAATATGTATAATATTGATTCTCTGACTTATCAACCATCAACAAATATAGAATGGTTCTCAGAGGCTATTTTTGGCGGAAAATTGATCGAGAAAGGTCGTATAACGCCTATTACAGGTATAAAGAAAAGCACTTTATTAAATCTATTGGCTCTCGATGGCAAATTGCTACAGCCGTATAAAAATGACTGTGCGTGGACTCCTGACGAACTAGCTAAGCTCAGCGAGAAATTGCTAGAGATTAAGGATTACAAAATAAACAAAGAGCAATGTATTGACGATCTAAAGCGAAAGAGAACGGCTCACATGATGAAGCCCGGTGCTAGAGGTTCTGAACTACCTGATAAGTTAGAGGAGGCTACAATGGCTTTAGTCGCTCAAAAACTGAGTTTAGAGATTGAAGAAAAAATATTCACGGCCGACAGTTCTGTAGATTCTGACGATTTTGACGGAGTTTTAAAACGACTAAAAGATAGTACAGAGGCTATTAAGATTGTCGGAGAAGTTATTACTAAAGAGAATGTTTTAGCTGAGATTTCTAAAGTTTACGAGGCTATTCCTGAGGACGTGTTAGCTAAGGCTGGAGAGATTGACGACGAGACAGGCGAGGGAGGTACATTATTTATCGCTATGGCTTTTACGACATTGCAAAAAGCTAGGATGTCTCTAGGTGGAGTAAATGGCAAAAATGTAGTTGTAAATCCTAATCTATCTATTATCGGAAATAGAGTGTTTTTCATGGGAGTTGAGCTAATTTCTGTTAAGGGATTAGGAGCTAATGAGATTATAGCTTATGACTCTAGCAATTTTATTTTAGGTACAGACTTAGAGAGCGATTTAGAAAGCGTTAGAATCGGACAATTCCCTGCACCAAATGATAACAAAGTGTTTATTGACGGATATATGAGTATCGGTTTTGTTATTCCATTTGAGAATGAAGTCGTATTCTATAGTCCTGATAATACAGCTCCTCAGGGTAGAATGGCAAAAACTGTAACAGCTCCTACAGGAGGAACATTAGACCTTAGCACTTTCGATATTTCGCTAAGTGAGTCGAAAATGAAACCGTATGTAGCTCAGGCTATAGATGTAACGCTAGTAGAGAGCTGGTTAGCTCTAGAGCAGGCAAAAGAACAGCCACGCTCAGGAGTTACTACTCTATTGCAAAATAGGATTAACGAACTTTCAAATAAAGAGTAACTATGGCTGGATGTAAATTGACTCAAAATATCACAAAAGAAAATTGTGCTTACTCGGTTGCTGGTATAAAGGCTATCTATCTCCTAAACTATGACTCAGCAAATGAGTACACGTTTGGAGCGGGCGAAAAAGCTGGAGAGATAGCTACTATAGCTCTAGCAAACGACGGTAAGGCCTACAAAGTAGACTTTATCAATAACACGGCCTCTTTTACCGATGAGCTAGCCGAGAATGGAAACGGAGGAAAGTACAGGACTCATACTCTGAATTTCACTCTTAGCGAGTACGACTACAAAATACTGAATCAGGGAGACGCTCTGAGCTTAGGTAAATTTACGGCTGTAGTTGTAGATAAAAGCAACCGTGTAGTAATGTTAGGCCGTAACAACGGACTGAACGCTACAGCATTTAATTACGCCTCAGGAGCTGCTGAGGCCGACGCTAACGGCTGGACTGTAACTATGGCTGGTACTGAAATGGAAGTCGGCCGATTAGTGATTAACGAAAAAATAGTTTCTGACTTAGTAGAGCCTGATCCTGTAGTAGTGCCTTAATGTTTTCCTGATAGCTTGATTATGTGAATGTAAAGCGGTTTCGGTTATTCGTAACCGCTTTATTTAAAATGTAGAATATGAGTTGTTTTTTAGTCCGAAATATAAAACATACGTGCGAGTATAACGCTG